AGACCGGATGCGCGACCGTGGCCGGATTGACGCCGAAAAACACATCCGAGCGTTGCGTCGCGTCATAGCGCGAATACTTGCCCGAGGTCACGAGCCCGTTGGCGTCGATCATCGCTGGCGTCACGATCTCGGTGTCGAGCCATAGATCGCCGATCTCCTCGCTCACATGGCAGGCGAGGGTGACGACGATATGCAGGTAGCGCTTGTCGGCGGTCAGGAACACGAAATCCATGTTGCCGCCGATGCGGTGCTGGCCGATGACCACCTGCCACGGCGAGATCGGCTGCCGGATGGATAGATTGCGATCCTGCGAGATGGCGGACGAGCTCGATTGCAGCTTCGGCGGCCCGCGGAACAGCGCGTAGAGATTCAGGTTCGCGCCGAGTTGCGTATTCAGGAATGCGAGCCATTTTTCCGGCTCGGTCATATTCCGAATGCCCTGCGCGATTCCGGCGATGCCGAGTGCGGCGGGCATCAGCCGATCCTCCAAGCATGCGCACAGGCGTCGCGCGGGAGATATTGCAGCCCATCGGGGCCGAGCAGCGCCACGTTCACGCCGAGCACGATCCCGAGATGCTGCTCGCCGGACGGGTCGCGATACTCGCAAACGTCACCGCGGCGCGCGAGCGGCATCGGCTCATGCTCGGCGCCGAAGAACTTCGAAGCGGCGGTGGTGAAGTCCGTGGAGAACTCCAGGATGCGCCGCAGGGCTTCGCGTTTCGAGGTGTATGTCCCTGCCCACGGCGACCATAGATCGCGGTCGGTGAGCGCCTCGACGACGGCGCAGGCAAGGCGAAAGCAGTCATGCTCCCCGAGCCGATAGGGCTTCGCGCGCGCGTCCGCGATCACGGCGGCGAGGCGGTCTTCCCAGCCGGGAAGACGCTCCTCAAGGCAGCACGAAGGTTGCATCTTGCAGCGCCTCGACGTACTCGAATCCGCGATCCCCTGGCGCGCGCAACGCCTGATCGGCGGTCGTATAGCGCCGCTCGCGCGGGATGGCGAGTGCCGCGAGCCGGTCCTCATAGCGCACCGTGATGCGCGAGGTTGCGCCGGAGTCGTCGATCGGGATGGTGTCGAACCGGCCGCGCTTGAGCAGGTACGGGTCGGCGATCGGCGTCGTGAAGTCGTTCGCGTTGAACAGCGCGAGCCAGAGCTTCCCCGAGCGATTCTTGCGTGCGGCAGTGAGTGCGAGCGCGACAAGCGTCGAACTGACGCCACTCAGCCAGACCTCGAAAGCGTTCGCGCGCAGCGTCGTCGATTCGATGATTTCGCCGATGCCGAGCATGTCCCCGGCGCCGCCCCAGCTTTGCCCGTTCCATGAGAGTGTGCCGATTCCGCTCCATCGCCGCATGAACGCCGAGCCGCCAGCGCCGTCGTCGAACTCGCCTTCGTAGAGGATCGCCGGGCGCACCGTCCCCGCCTGCACGGCGGCGGCCATGCCGGCGGTGAGATCGCGCGTCGCCATCTATATGCCCCGCAAGTCTTCGATGCAGTCGACCGAGATGTCGCTGTCGAAAATCCCCTGCAGCGTCCAACCGCGCAGGTTCGTGTTCAGCATGAACTGCCCGACCGGCGAGGCGAGCGTCAGGGGCGCATTGTCGGCCGGTATCTCGCGGATGCGCGGGAAGAAGTCGATCGTTGCCGAGGCAAGGATTCTCGCCACCGGGCTCCCGCTCTGATTGACCGTCCAGGTCTCGCCGGTCGCGGCGACTTCGGTCAGAGCGCCAAAGGCGAATCGATTCGGGTCAAGCGCGGCGACGACAGTCCCGCTGATTCCATTTCGGAGTTCGGCGTAATTGACGTTCGCCGCGAGTTCGCTGCCCGATGCGTTAAACGATCCGACCCTGACGGCGGCGGAACTCGCAAATATATTGCCCGCCGTTGTGGCCTTATCCGTCCCCAATTGGACCCATGCACTACCATCGGTCGACGTGAAAAATTGCGTTACTCCGGTTGACGCCACCCGAGTCATGCGGACCCAAAGCGTCGAACCGTCGGTCACCGAGATCACGGCAGAGGTCACGCCCGTCGAAAGGGTTTCGAGACCATCCCTTGAAAAATTACCGAACAACGCGCCAGACGTATGCAACCAAAAGATATAGGCGAATTGCGTCGATCCGAGCCATTTCCCGAAAAGCACCTGATTCGCTGTCGGCGTCCAATCCGTCGCGGCGAGTTTCACTCGGATATCGATATCGCCCGTCACGCGATTAGCGGCCGCATCCGGCGTGCTCGCATAGTTTCCGGCCGTGCCGGGCAACGCGATGTAGGCATTGCTCGCGGCGAAGTCCTGCGTCAGTCGATGCAGCCGCGCGGTCACCCCGGAGCCGAGCTGAAAATAATCGCCACGCTTTCCGGTAGTCGCACCGCTGATGATGTCGATGACGAGCGTCTTTCCGCTCTGCCCCGCTCCCATCACTAGCGGCGACTGCCCGGCCCACGTACCGAGCGGCGTCGGCCGCAGCGGATCACCGAGCAGGAAGCTCCCCTCGCGCCCATTCAGCGCGAGCAGAAAGCCCTCGACGTCATCGCCATCGGCGCGCGTCAGAATCGACCAGGACAGCGCGGCGCCCCAGCGCTCGGCCGGCCAGGCGTAGGTTTGCGGCGAGAATGAGAACGGCGATTCCGATGCGCCGACGAGAGATTCCGCGCGGAAATCGATGCGGCTCGGAGCGCGCGAGGTCGGGAGCGCGAGCGGATAGACGATGCTCATCAGAGCGGCCCGGATGGATTGCGGCGCTTCTCGTCAGCGAGCGCCTGCAAGGTGCCCTGCCGCGCGGCCGCGAGAATCATCGGGATGTCGGCCTGCGTGACATTCCCGCCGACGTGGATCACCTGCGAGATTGACGGACCGGCCGATCCGCCGCGCGGGATGACGCGCTCGCCGGTCTGAAAAATTCCGACGCGCTCGTCTAATGCTAGTCCGGAGTGATAGCGCGGCGCACCGGTGAAGATCGATGCCGGCACGGTGCGCATTGGGAAGGAGTCGACGCCGATGACGCCGCCGCCGTGGGCGACCGGTGCCGAGACCGGAAAGTCGCCGACCGCACCGCCGCCTGTGGGAGCAGTCGTTCCGCCGGAATTGCCGCTGAATAGACTGGCGAGCCCGGCATTGCCGAAGAACCCGGCCGCCGCGCTCCGAATCTGAATCCGGATCAGGTCGGCAATCACCGAATTCGCGAAGCTGCTGAATTCGAACTTCCCGGTCATCGCGAACCGGACGAGCGCGTCCTCCATGTTGCGGAAGGCGTTGCCGAAGAGCATCGATGCCTGTTCCGCCGCGTTGCTCGCGTGGTCGATGTAGTCGTTGAAGGCTTGCCGGGTTCCGGTTGACCAGTCGCGCGTTGCATCGCGCCCGGTCTGCATGTTTTCGAGTACGAGCTTTTTCTGCATCTCGGCCTGCATACGCAGGGCATCAAGCGCGCTCGATGAGCCGGGCAGCATATTGCCCTCGCTATCCATCGGCAGCGAGGCGACGCGCTGGCGCAGATCGAGATCAATCTTTCTCAGGGCGTTCGCGCGCTCTTTCTCGATCGAGGATTTACCGATCAGCGAAATCTCGAATTCCTGTTGCTGATTGAACTCGCGATTCGCGGCGACGTAATCCTGAATGCTCTGAATCGAACGGGTGCGCGCTGCGCCTTCGGCCTCGATGCCGGTCCAGACCATCTTGCGCATATCGATCGTGCGCTTGAGCGTATCGAATTCCTGCGCCTTGACGATGATTTCCCGCTTGTGCTCGTCGGTCAATGCGCGAAGGCTCCCGCGCGTCGTCTCATATACGGCGATGCTCACCGCGCCTTCGTTGTTGAGCGAGAAGATCTGCTTTTCGAGACTCTGCAGCGCTTCGATGTAGCGCCTGATTTCAGCTTGATCCTTTGGGTTGCCGACCCAGGTCTTACCGCCGGAAGGCGAACCGCTCGGCGCTTCTCCTGCGGTCAGACTATCGGCGCCGAAGGCCAATAGCATCGCAGCCCTATTCCGGCGCGCTTGTTCCTCTATGTTCGTTCCGATCTGATTAAGCCTTTCCTTCGCCGCTTTCCATCCCTTCGTCAGTCCAATTTCGATCGCATCGAACGCGCCGACGATGGATTCCGTGATAATGAATACCACCGTCTTGAGGCCATAGAACAGCGAAGTGATGATCGCAATCGAATAGCGAAATGCCTGCACCGCGATCGGGAATCCGCCCTTGAAGAAGTCGGCGAGGTCGGTCAGAAGCGGCATGATGTTGTCGGCGATCGCCCGCTTGAATCCCTCGCCGGTGAGATCGGTCTCACGTTGGAATTCGCGCATCGACTGCTCGTATTCGGCGACGGCTTTTTGCGTTCCGTCGCCGATCACCAGGCCATAAGAAATGAGGCTGTCTTTTGCCGTTTCCAGTTTCGCCGCAGTGATGGCGAGCGCATCATGGATTTGCTTCTCGGTGCCCATGCCGATCGCTTGCGCCGCCTGATTGCGATCCCATCCGGCTTTGTAGGTCGCGAGCACTGCGGCGGCACTTTTCAGCGCCTCATCGGTGCTGCCGTACTTCACCCCGAGCCGATCGAGTTCCTCGGTATTCGTATGAATCGACGTACTGACCCGATTGATCGTCTCGGCGTACTCGGATGCATTCGTGCCCTGCACCTTGAGCGCTTCGTTGAGCGCGGAGGCTCCGACCGCGGTGAGCGGGAGAATTTCCTGCAGCGTCTTCACTTCTCGATTCGTTGCGGCGAGCGCGTCGATGTTCGCGCTTTTGTAGCTCGTCCCGGTCAAGAGCCCAATCGCAAAGCTGATGCCGCGGAAGGCGGCATAGACCGCACCGAGGACCGCGGCGGATATCCCGATCGCGAGCGCGATGCCCCAAATCACAATCTGCCGCTCCATCCAATCGCGGAAGGCCTCCCATGCCTTCTTCGCCTTTTCCCACCCGGCGGCGAAACCGGCACCGATCTTCGTGCCGATGTCATTCATCGCCTCGCCGGTCGCGCGCTTGGCCTCGCGCATGTCCTCGGCGAGCTTCTCGATGTCGGCATTGATCTGGATTTCGAGTTGACCAGCGATCATTCTTCTTTCCTCGATGATGATCGAAATGCGTTCTTGATCTTTTTCGCCACCGCCTCGCGATCGATCCGGTGGGCCTCTTCCGGGTTCCACGGCGGAAGACGATCGGTCTTTTCCGCTTCATGGAATTCCGAAAGGTATTCGCGCGAGAGCCGCCGCAGAAAGCGCACCTCCCAGGGGCAGAGCTCGATCCCGGTCAGATCCACCCATGCGCACATTTCAACGTGCGTGATCGGGCCCGCGCCCATTCCCGCGGCGACGGTCGGACCGATCTCGAATAGGTACTCGATCAGATAATCCGCGGCGTCGACCGGCGGCATTTCCGGGAGGTAGCCATCGTCCTTGTGATCGGCGCGCAACTGTTCCAATCGGGACAGCCGCGGCGCCTCCGATGTGTCGTTCTTCGCCCTCTCCGGCGTCGCGTTCAGCCAGGCTGAGAAGCGGACGTGGAGGCTGAGATCGTCGAAGAGGGCCTCGAGAAATTCCCCCAGTCACCGAGATGCTTTCCGATTTGCTCGGCGATGAAGCCGATCGACGTATCCGCAAGCACGGCGCGATGCAATGCCTCGCCGGCGAGTCCCTCGTATTCGATGTTCGAGCTGCATTCCTTCGTACACCCGGCGAGGAAGTCGGCTTGTTCGCGCGCCTTTTCTTCGGCCGTCTGTTCGGTCTTGCCCTTGCGCTTGAGTTTGTCGATCATCCGATTCTGCTGCGCCGCTTGCGCGCGCGCGTATTGCTTGGAGCCGGGACCGTAGACCGTCCAGGTCATCGGCTCCCCGTCTTCTCCGGTCAACGGTTCGTCGGATGCGCTTCGCAGCGCGATCGTGCTCGTCTCTTCGACGGCGAACTTCTTGATGTCCATGATTTCCTTTCGCGGGGTGAATTGATGCCCGTGCCCAGCCCGCGCGCCCCGCGAAGGGGGCGACACGAGCCGGGTCGGTGCCGGGAGCGGCCGATCAGGTCGTGCCGATGACGATGATGGTGTAGGTGACCGACGTGCCGGCGCCGCCGTTGGTGACGCGCAGCAGATCGCCCGTGGCCGCGGTAATGGCATAGCCGTTCACGTCGGGGGCGACCAGGGCGAGCATGCCGCCCGGCTTCACCTTGATCGTATGCGTGACCGCGCCGAAGATGGACGCAACCTGATTGGTCGCCGCGCCGCCGACGACGACATCGTTGACGTTGGCCGCATCTGCCGTGATGATCAGCGCCTTGATCTTCGTGAAGAGAATCGCGGCGCCGAAGGCATCAAGCAGGACACCAGACAGGTCGAGATCCTCGTTCGCGCTCGCGGTCAGGGTGCGCGTATCGGTGAAGAAGTTCTTCGCCTGATTGGCGCCCGTGCCGTCGGACAGGATGGAAAGAAAGCTGTAGTTGAGCGGATAACTGACGACGCCGACGTCGAGCGCGCTGTCGGTCTGGCCGGCCACATTGAGGCCGATTCTTGCGTTAGCGGAGGGCATGGTTTCTTCCTTCGTTTCAGGACTGCGCGATCAGCCGAGCACTTCGACGATGCCGACGCCGGCCGCCGAAGACGTGATCTCGATCTTCGCGCTCGCGGCCGTGATGTCGTTGACCCCGCGCACGCCGACCTTCCACCCCATCACGAGGCCTTGAAAGTAGTACTTGTCGAGCGGGCCGACCGGCGTCGTGATGAGAAAGGCGTACAGATTGTCGACGAGCGCCGCGGCTTTCATCAGCACCTGCCCGGCGTCATCGGTGTCGAGGGCGAGCTGCAGATCGATCGACCCTTCGTTGAACGAGCCTTTCAGCTTGAAGGTCGCGCGATTCGCCACCGGGTTGTGCGTCACCAGGGTGAATTCTCGGCCCAGTTCGCCGAAGTTCGTGATTTCGCCGACGGTGGTGTAGCTCAACGCCGCATAGCCCGCGGCATCGAAGGTCGCCGGCACGCCTGCGGAAATCTTGAGGGTCGCGCCGGCTGAGGTCTTGGCGGTCATGGTTCATTTCCTTTCGGGGGTTGCATAAAAAAGCCACCCCGGAGAGTGGCGTTCGATGAAACAGCGGAGACCGCTCGACTACGGCGCTTCGTAAAACTTGACGATGAAATCCCGCGACTGCATGAAGATGCCCGCCTCGTCGTCGCGGAAATCCGGACCCGCGATATCGGGCAGGATGCTATCGACCACAACGCCATTGATCGTCGCGCGTGATAGCGGACAGGCCTTGCGCACGAGTTCAAGAATCGCCTTCTGATCGGCGTAAGTCTTCGCCTGCACCGTAACCTGCACGCGGCTTGTGGCGAGGATCGTCGAATCGTTCGCAGCGACCGTGACCCGCTCGCTCGTGCTGATGTGATTCACGCATATCGCCGGCAGCACCGTGTTGATCGGTATTACTGCCGACAGGATTCGATCCGCCGGCACTGCCGCAAGAAGCGGGGCGTTGTTCGCCAGCAGGTATCGGACGACCTTGACCGCGCTCATTTCCTACCGGAACGCCTTTGCGTCGTTGATTCGGGATCGGCAGGCGCCGGATCGGCCGGCTGCATGCTTTCGACCTTCGGCGCGATCACTGGCGGCGGGATGACCTCTTCGGCCATCGCCGAGCCGATGAAGAGCTCCGCGCGCTCGCGATCGATCTCCTCCGGTACGGCGTATTCCTTCCACAAGGTGTAGGGGCCCATGCGCACGCCGTTCACCTTGCCGTTCACGTCTTTCAGCATTCTGATTTTCATGGTTCCACCTTGACCGAGATTCCGCATCCGATGACGATGGCGGCAAGTTTTATGATCTGCGCTCCGAGCCAACATCTGACGCGAAATGCCTTGATTCCAGTCATCGTCACAGTGAGCATCACGTTTTCACGAATGATCTCGTTGACCGAAAATGAAGCTTCTTTCGTTTTCACGATTGCTCCTATGCCGCTATTTTCTTGTCGAGGTTCTGCTCGCTATATTCGGCCGCCGCAATAACTGCGGCCGCGGCCTGCGAATCCAAAGCGGGCCTGAGAAACGGCCTCGCATACATTCCCGGATGATTCACCGACCGGCGGAACAACCCGCCGAATTTGAGTTGCTTCCCGATTCTTGAGCGGATCGTATGCGCGATGGCGCCCGTGAATTCGATCAGATGCGCATACCAGACATCACCGTTTCCTTGCGTTTTCCCGCCCGCAGTCACGCTCGCCGTAATGACGCCGCCGTCGCTGCGCATGCTGATCCGGATGCTGTCTCTCAGAGACCCTTCATGCAGCCCGTAAAGGCGGCGCCCTTCATCGCTCGGCTTGCCGACCGGGCACATTGATACGGCCGCATCCTTGATCGGTTGCGCTGCGGCGCGCAATGCTCCGGGCAGCACGTTTGCCTTGAATTCGGCCGGGAACTGATCGAAAAATAGATTCAGTTCCGCAAGCCCCTTGGTCTGTCTGATTTCGCTCACGATGAATATGCCTCGCAAACGACCTCGCTGTATTCGTGCTGCCCGAGCTCTGCCGGCCCGCCGATGATCTGCAGCACGCGTTCGACCGGACCGGCGATCCTGATTCGCATCGCGCTGGTGATGTCGGTGCGATATCGGTATCGCACGCGCGTCTGATTGCGCGCCACCGTGAGGCCCTGCCGGACCGATTCCGCGCGCGATGGCGGCACGTCCGCGACATTCGCCCATACCACCGCGAACAGAGCCCAGGCGGTCACCGGCGCGCCGTAGGCGTCCTGCGTGATCACCGGAGACTCGATCACGATGCGATGGTCGAGCGGGCCGATGTTCATTCTCAAAACCACTTGATTCGATAGGCGTCGAGCAGCCCATCGATGAACGGAAGCGGTTGCGTGTTCCCGGCGATCAGCCCATCGGGGGCGTCGAATGAGGCCTTGATTTGTGCCGCGACCCACATCCGGATCTGCGCGGGCACGCTGCCGCCGGCCGCACCATATCCGGCGATGAATCTGATAATCACCGCGTTCGCCATGTCGTAGGTGCTCGGCCACGTCACGCCGGTTGCCGGCAGCAGCCAGCCGGGCAGCTTGTCGGCGTCCAGCACGTAATTCGAGGGGTCGAGCGTTTGCAGCGCGCCGGCGGCGTCGTAGTACTTCACCGACGCGATCGACTGTATCGGAAGCATCCCGATCTCGATTTCGTTCGCCGGGAACGCGTCGTAAACCTGCTCCCATGTCTGCGTGATCAGGGCCCGGCCGGTGCGCTGTTCGGCCGCGGTGCGCGCGCCGGTGATCAGCATGCCGAGCAGCGGATCGGTCGTCGTGTTGGCCGTCGGCGCTCCGGCGCCCAGGCTCGCATCGGCGACGTTGTCGGTGTAGATCGTCGTCGTGTTGTCGGCGATCGTGGCGAGCAGCAGATAGGCCGATCCGGCGGCTTGCGTCCGGTAGATTTCGCGCGCGGTGACCAGCGCGCCGCCAATCGGGATCGCGGTCAGTGCAACCTGCCCGTTGGCGGTCTTATCCGCGACCGTCACGGCGGCCGAAATCGCCCCGCCCTGCGTCTTCCCGGAGGCCGTAACGAAAACGATCAGGTACCGATGTGCGCCGTTGTCGACGTTCCCGGCCCCAAGGGCAGCGAGCGCAGCGACGGGTGCGCCGGGGGGCGGTTCCTGATTGCTGGCATCGATCCGTGCCCAGGTCATCGCCTCGAGCGCGGTCAGCGGTTCGACGGTCGGCGCGGTGATGAGTCGAAGGGTCATTTTCTGCGTCCGGTGGAAATGTTGGATCCTCTGACCGCGTCCGGCCCGCCCCGCTTGCCGGTCGAAATGTTCTCGCCTCGGCCCGCTTCCGGATCCCCCGCCCGCGCTGAGATCGAATCGGAGGCGCTGTCGACGCGCGGAGAGCCGAGCACGACGGTGCTGAATTCCCGCAGCACCGGGGCAATCGCGGCGTAGCTGTGAATCGCAACCGGCGCCGAAACGGTAACGCCGGCCGGGAACGTCGCCGCCCGCGCGGTATAGGTATGGCTCACCGGCCCAGGCTGGACCTTTGCGCGCACCTGCGGCGTGCGCGCCGCATATGCATGGGTTGCGGGCCCGGGCGCGAGCCTCGCCTGCGCCTGTGGCGATCTGCCGGTGTAGGAATGCGTCGTCGCTGCCGGCTGCACGCTATTGCCGGTCGGGATCGATGGCACCGCCGCGGCGTAGACGTGCGTTGCCGCCGCCGGCATGACTCGCGCCTTCACCTGCGGCGTGCGC